GGCAGTGACATCAGGAGCAGCTTCGTAGCGACCAGACATAATCTCATTGAGATACATCTTAGCCAAACGCTTAGCAGTGCCGTGTGAGTTGGGATCGGTATCACGATCGATAATAAGAGTGTCGAGCACTCCTTCAAATTTCTCTGTCAATTCTCCAATCAGAGCGTTGTGCTCATCTTCAAGAATATGCTCAGAGATGTTGTCATTAGCCCAGAAGCGAACACCACTAGACTTGAGACGATTACGAATAGTTTGAGAAACAGACATGTTATTTTCCTTCAGATTTTCTTTAACGTCAGTGGAAGGAGCGAGGACTGACATACTCGGCCACCCAAAACTGTAAACAGGTGGAGAACTCAGTTTTAGAGAAAGTCTTCAAGAGAAGACGGACCCAAGTCTTTCGGCTCGGGTTGGTACTTGTGTTTGATCTGTCTAATAATAGACATTTCTTCCGCATGGTCAACACAAAACTGAACAATTTCAAGGATTTCGTCATAGCGAATATCACGGCATTCTCTTGCAGGCTTTTCCATGATCCCTTGAATCACATCATAGATATGTGCAATAGGAATACGACCATTTGGATGGTTTGGATGGTCTGGCAGGCGACCTTCACATTGCTTGGCCGCCTGCTGCACTATCTTATGTAGCCTATCTCTAAGCTCTTGTCTCATGTTCCAATAGCGTTACCAAACAGATAAACGTGAACACGAGCAGAGACGTTATAGCCACGATGGAATGCCATACGAGCTACATCACCAGCAGTTGCAAACTGCTCTTCTTCACGAGCACCAGTAGGCATAATTGTTACTGGATAGCGAATACCAGCAGCACGAAACTTCTCGACAACTTCGTCAAGCTCATCCCACTGACGCTGTTCAGGACCCACAACAAACTTCAATTGACCATGAGGTGACACTTCGAAATACTCTGCAACAACCTCTGGCTTGATAGCTTTCTCAGGCTTCTCACCAGCAACAGTCCACAGCTTAGGTGACACAGAGAAGAATAGCTCAGTGTTGAACAGCCCTTTGTTACTGACATAATCCTTAAACTTAGAACGTAGCTTCTGAGTGCCGTTAGTCTCAAACGTAATTGATCCAGGTACGTTAGCAGCAGCATTGAATCGAGTATCAGCTACAGGACCACCACGCATCAGCTTCAAAGCTTCATAGATGTCAATAAAGCATTCCTGACCATGAGGCATCAAAGGTTCACCACCAGTAATGCAAAGGTGTTGCCATTGCTTAGAGACGGGATGACGGAACCAACCCTCAGGATTGTGTTCATTCTTCATACTATCAACTAGCTTCTGAGCAAGCTCGGCGCCAGTCGCTTGACCCATCAAATGTCTATACTTCTTAGCCCAAGTATAAGAGCTATCACATCCCTTATCCCAGACAGGAAGATCCTCTACTCGATTAACCTTTGATACGTCAAAATGCTCAAAAGGCAGCTCATAAGTATCAGGATTGGTGGGATCGAGCTGACCAAAGCCATTACATTGTAAATTACATAGGAAAAGGCGTAGCCAAGCTGTCGGAGTACCTGTGTACTTTCCTTCACCTTGGATACTATAGAAGATTTCGCTGTACGTGTATTTCTTTGCGTCACTCATCGCTGTCCTTCCTAATCATATATGAGCCATCTGGCAATTCTTCCCAAAGCAGCTTATCACCAGCATCCCAACCAACTTGGTTCAAAAGAGCATCAGGGAAGCTCAAGAAGAGCTCCCCATTTGAATCTGCTTCGACTGGAACAGTATAAACAGGTCCGGACATTATGGCAACTCCTTAGGTGCAACATACATTGCGCTGTTAGCTCCATGCTCTGCACACTCTACAGACTCACACCAGCATCGGCCTCCAGTCTTTTCACGAACAAGCCAATCTGCAAACTTCCAAGCGTGATATGCAAACCGCTCCACACCAACACCCTCAAACACTCGAATTGCAGCTAGATCTAGCGCTTCAAGCTGACGAAACTTGTTAAGAAAAGGATCATTAACATCCAACGCTAGCTTGTGATCAAAATTGTCCTCGAGCCACGTCTTGAGTGCTTTCAATCCACCAAAGTCTACTACCCAGTTCTTATTATCAAGTTCGTTACAAGCAAACACAAACTTAAACTTTAAACTGTAACCATGAAGTAGATGACAATGTGAATGGTCAGCATTAGGCTGACGGAACACTGCGCTAAGGCCAATGTCGTGACCATATGTTTTAGTTGAATAGTATGCCATTATTTAATCTCCAAAAGTTTAATACCTGTTGCCCAATTCTCTGCAGCATCTTCTACGTAATGCATTGATTTGTTAGGGAATTCTTCTCTAAAGATCACAACGCCGCTCTCATTGAAGTACTTAATATACAACGATTCATCCTTACTGTCAAGATGGATTTCGCACCAACCATTATCATTGACGCTTTTGATTGTCTTAATCTTCTTTCCCATGAACATACTCTCCTGCCATTGGGAAGATCGCAGTAATGGCCTCAGCAACTGCCCGAGCGACTTCCATGTGTTCTTTTTGTGTTCCATTACCAGATCTCAATTCAATATAATGAATCCATGAACGAAGAGTGCCATTCATATAAAGCTTAGACTTGGTGTTGCCTTCTGGCAGAACAGCGCGAGCTTGTTCTTTAGCAATACCAATCTCTTTACTTACAGCCCACTCATATGTTTCTTTTGCAAGATCAATAACAGCTTGCTGTCGACGGTTCCATTCAGCCTGTAACTTTGTATCATTAACCTCGATACTGTTCTGACGGTTCTTCAGATCTTGAAGACGAGCTTCCCTCAGAACAAAGGTGTCATCAAGAGCGGCAGGATCGGCGTAGCGCTGGCTGAACTCCTGGAATGAGAAGCTTCTGTGTCGTAGGATCTGTCTGGCAATGTCTCGGGTTGTTTCGATACCGATGGTTGCTGAGCACATTTCGAGGGGTGACCAGTGCTTCCACTCAATGAGTCTACGGATGAGCCTTTCACCTGTGTCTGTGTTGAACTCGTTAGATGGGTTAGATACTCGGGCACAGTAGGCAATAAGGTCAAGCGCATTCTCTAATCCTTCTTCAAGAAGCTCTGGGGCGGGTTGGGGTTGTACTACGAGCCAAGCTCTCATTTATCATATCCTAATCTTTCAAAATCTTCTTTATAAAACTGATATACAGCTTCACGCTCCTCATCAGTTAATTGATATTCATAATTGCCTATATTGAGCTTTTTTAATTCAACAGGAGAAACATTATATAGTTTGAACATATTGTCTAAATCTTTTTGTAAATGTTCAAACCTTAATATATGAGTTGGTCTATTTTCTCCATCAAATATAAACTCAGACTGTTTCATTGTGAAATGGACATAATCGTGATCAGGCTTTTTCAGATCTCCTCGTGGAGGAGGATTATGCAAACAATCTAATAAGGATCTATCTCTAGTACTTGAACAGTATTTCCAAGAAGAGATGCATCTGGTGTATGGGTTTCGAACTACTGTGAACGAAACCCAATCTGTTACTGTTTTAAGGCTGTCTACTACAGTAAAACTTACACATGCTTGATATAATGCATCATTGATAGATGTACCAGCATTTTTACGAACATGTATAAATGCAAAACGCATTAGTCTGCAGATACCTTTTCGCCCTGCCGGCGCTTGAGCCAAGCTTTACCATCAACCTTGGTCTTCACCATCTTAACAATAGGCTCACCCTTGTTGTTCAGAGTCTTGGACGTCTCTGGCAAAGTAATAATAACATTCTTACCCTTATTCAGCGCCTTGAGCTGGTTCAGCAAACGCTGGCCAGGATCACGAGTTGCAGTTTTGATGGAAGAAATACGCTCCCCTTTGGAAGTGTAATGCTTGCCTGATGATTTCTTACCGCCCATAATATATCTCCTTAAAATACGACGAAGTCTTTGAATTTATCAGTTTGTTGCGCAGTGTTAGATTTATCCATCACTGGGCCATCTTGTATGAGGTTTTCTTCTGCATCTGGTGCATCAGATAGTTTCATCTTTGAACGATCTACTTTAATCACAAATCGCTTATACTTGTTGGGATCATTGTACCTGTTCTTCAATTGTTTGACAAGGATCTGACTTTGAGCAGCTAGCTCATCATTCGAGATCAAAGCAAACATTAGGTCCGCTGTTGCGGGTAGTCCAAAAGACTCGGATGTATCTTCAAGCCCAGGATCCGAGCTAGTGTAACCAGAACGTGTCGTCTGCGTTGCAGAGACGATCGGAACGTTGAACTCAACTGCAAGACCACGGATCTCCTCAGCAATTGCTTTAATGTATGAATAAGAATTGATTGAGCCACCCATAGCTTTCATGCGCGAGCTCGCACAGATATTTAGGTAGTCAATAAAGATAATCTCAGGCATGAAATTCTTTTTTAGCTTCAATTCATTCAGCAATGCACGGAAGTGTGAAGTGTTAGCCTGGCCAGTTGGATACTCCTTAATGATCAACTTACCATTTGTCTTGCTAGCGATATCATTGACTTTAGTGGTCATGATAGGCTTAGGCATGTACTCAAGCTGATCAATAGGAATATCAAGCAAGTTAGCATCAATACGCTCTGCAATACGTTCCTCAGCCATCTCCATCGTGATATAGAGAACGTTGCGGCCTTGGATCAGAGCATTAGCAGCAACGTGACACATAAACAAAGACTTACCAACACCAGTACCTGCAAGCACAATGTTAAGTGTTTTATTAGGGAGTCCGCCTTTTGTGATCTTGTTAAAGTAGTCGAGATCGAAGGGGATTCTTTCCTCTTGCTCATGATAGAAATCATATCGTTGTTCGACGTTCTCGATGTAATCGTGCCCAACGTTTGTATCGAACGAGACAGCGAGCGCTTTTTGGAGTAGATCTGGGAGAGCATTTTTAGTTAGGTCCTCATGTTTACCATCAATAATAGAGATGGATTCCATAATCGCATTATAGATTGCTCTGTCTTGACACCACTTCTCAGTAGTATCAAGCAGCCATTGGTCGTTTACATTCTCTGTACGGAAGATGTTTGGAATAATTTCGATAGCATGAGCATACTGCTCTTCGTTAATCTTATCTGTCTTATCAAGCTCAATCTTGAATGCCTCAAGAGTAGGCAGCTTGTTATACTTACCTACAAACTTGCCAATCTCTTTGTAGAGGATCCGATAGACACCTTCAAAGTAATCTGGTTTAACGAACGGCAGCACCTTTCGCATGTACTGCTCGTTCGTCAGAATGTTTCGCAGAATAGTCTGCTCAAGATTAATGTTCATCAAATGCTCCAACCATGATACTGTGAAGAATGTAGCCTACAACCTTTTGTAGCTCTGGATCTTCTGATGTTACATCAGTATCAGGTGTATAGTCAAGAGTGAAATCAAACTTAACTGTGTGATTTTGTTCATCAAATGAGATCTTACCATATGTGACAACACATTCGATAAAGTCTCCTTCAAGGATTCTAACCTTCCAGTAGTTTTCATCACCAGGAATGAGCTGATACTGCTCGTTCTCTTTCCAAGCTTTAGTTACTGGAGTCTCAGTCATCAGCTTCCTCCACGATAGAATCCATATCCACCAGTGAAGCATGACCAATGGTATACTGCTTCTTGACAAATTCTTTGAAGTCTGTTCCTTTGACGATTGACTGCCAGAACTCTTCTGTCAACGTGTCCTTTTCGCGATACTTGCTTCCAATGAGTTCGCCAGATGCTTGGTCAACGTGTTGATACCAACCATTAGACGGTTTAGCCACATACTTACCAGCAAGAGCAACTTCAAGCAAGCCAGACCAGCGTTGAACACCACCCTCCCAGCTAACTGAGATAGGAATCTTTGACTTTTCTTTAACATAACGAGATTTTTCCACATTGATAATGAAGTGATAGCCTTTGATCTCAGTGCCAACTTTATCTTGTTGACGGCCAAGGATCCAGATGTTATCGGCAGAGTAGTAGATCCCAGTACCACCACCAACGATGTCCTTAGGGAACAGACCAATCTCTTTGTATGTGTGGTTGATAGCAATAAGAGGGATGTTCTTCATTGCAAGATAAGGCGTACACATACGGAAGAGACCCTTAAGAGCCTTTGCACGTGACATATCAGCAACAGACTTCTCATTCAAAGTATCTTCCATCTCTTTCTTCGATGCCATGTTACCGATCGAGTCGATCACAATGATAACATCATCATCGCGGCTGAGCTCTTCAAGCTGACCGATCATGTCAAACTTCAACTCTTCCACGTTAGTGATAGGAGTGTGCAGAACACGAGAAGTGTCAATACCAAACTGCTCAAAGTACGACTGAGGAGAACCAAACTCCGAATCGTAGAACAGCATCACAGCCTTAGGGTGAGCTTTAAGATATGCACCAGCCATCAGCAATGCAAAAGAGGTCTTGAAGTGTTTAGAAGGACCAGCAAGCACAGTCAGTCCTGGTGCCAAGCCACCATCAATCGAGCCAGACAGAGCTACGTTCACCATAGGAACGTCAGTAGGAGTCATCTCCTTATCGTTA